ATTCGCATCAAACAAGTCACCTTGAAGATCGCGGATAATGCGGGTTTTTTTGTCTGCGTTGCCCATCATGGAGCCTCCTTTTTTACTAGACTGTCACCCTTATATATGGGAATGTTTGGGATTGTCAACATAAAATATAAAAAAAATTATAAAAAACTCCCCCATTGATTTTAAACGATTTTTTACGTCAAAAAAAAGTCACGTCAAACTTGACGTAGTTGACGTTGACGTAACTTATTTAATAAAATCAAACACTTAACCCATTTACGTCAACAGCGTCAAAAGTGCGTTTTGACGTAAATTATTCAACAAAATCAATAGGTTAATTTACGTCAACTACGTCACCCCCCCTATAGGGGGGGGTATATAGTCCCCCCCCGTTGTCGTTGTTGTCGCGGCGAGCCGTTGACGTTGAGCATTGGGAAACATTGGGAACCTTTGGGCTTGCAACAGCAGGGCAGTCGAGCTATCCTGATAACGCGAGAAATTATTCGGGTTAATCCAATCATGCCAAAGGTGGGCGAGCAGGTCGAAAAAGGTGGGCGCAGGTTGCAGCCTCAACAGCAGAAGTTTCTCGACAACTACATTCACAAAGACATGACACAAACCGCAGCAGCACGAGCAGCAGGATACAAAAACGCCAACGTGCGAGCCGTACAGCTTCTCAATAACCCCATCGTCAAAGAACGCATGGAAGAAATGCGCCAAGAACTCGAAAGCAAATACGGCGTAACCATCACTAAATCTGTTCGGGATATGCAACGCCTCCGCGATGAAGCATGGCAAGCAGGAAACTTCTCAGCAGCCATCAAAGCAGAGGAACTGCGCCTAAAGGTCACTGGCCTTATGGTAGCTCGTAGCCATGTTACCCATGAGCACGTTGACAACATGAGCCGTGAACAGATCGTGCAGCAACTGCAAGAATTTATGGATCGCGCTAAAAATCGCATGATTGACGTAACCCCAGCAGAAAATCCCACAGAACCCGAACAAATCCCAGTAGCTTACGATAGCGGCGAAGCCGCAGAGTAGCGGGAACACTCCGTGCGGGGGTGGAGGCGGGGCCTCCCAGCCCCTGAAACGGCCCCCTGATCGGTGGAAGTCGCTGATTCGGTATCGGGAACCCGAAAACTTGTTCGGGTTCTCCTCGGGCCTCTCCGTGGCTCTCGGGGGCATCGGGGTTTTTCGGGTCGGGATCGGGCCTGAACTACCGGGAATCGGGACAACCCGACAAATTGTTCGGGTTAGCCACCCAGTCCCCCGGAACCACAGTGCGCCCCGGGTGAATCGCCCGGCCCCGGCGAACTCCCCGGCAGGCCTGGGGGAGCAACCCGAACAATTGTCCGCGAATCTTCCCGGGGAGAGTTCACCCGGTGATGGATAATTTTTTTTATTTTCTTGTTGACATTATATATATTGTGGGATAATATGGGATTAGTCTAGTTGAGGAGAAAGACAATGGAATATGAAATTATCTTCGAAGGAGAAAGCGGCTCAGAAATGTTGACCATGGTTGCCAAGAATCGCCGTGCTGCAATTGAGCAGTTGAAGCGTGAGTATCCTGACGACATTGGCGCTGATGGAGTCATCATTAACGAAAACGGGGATGAGTTTCCTCTAAATTGGTAAGGAGTAAAGCAATGTATAAAGTATTAGGTATGGACTGGAGCAATGGTGACGTTGATAGCGTTGAATTGCACGATGCAGACACAGCGGAAGAAGCTAACAGTTGGGTTGTCGGGTATGTCCGTCACGGCGATATGGGCGGATACGATGCAATCAATGTGGTTGCAGAAAATGGCTACACAAAATCGGAGTTCACCAAAGAGTTCGGGTGGAGCCACTACTAATCAATCGGGCCTGACCTCATCGGGGTTGGGCCTATCGGGATCGGGATCGTCGGGATCGGGGTTCGGGGCATAGCAATATGCCCCTTTTTTATTGCTCGTACCTTGTAATATTCCTGTAATATTTCCGAAATAACCCGAACAAATTGTATTTTTCCCGAGCTTTTCCGCCTGAAATAACCCGAACAATTGTTCCATATAATCCCACAAAACCCCTTGTTATATGGGATAATATCGTGTAATAATTCTTTTAAGGGACGCATCTAGCAAAATGGAGTATCAAAATGACACTTACAAAAATACAAATTGTTTTCCACCTGATCCAAAAGGGCGCAACGCTTGAGGAATTGATGAATGCAACAGGACAAAGCTCAACAAGAATTCGCGCCTCAATTTGTGAAATTCGCAACCGCGGAATTCAAATCACCTATTCAAACAACACTTACAAAAGAGTGGAGGCATAATCATGACTGTATCAATAGGAATTGAAATGGAAACATCTGGCCTTGCAATCAGAACAGCAAGACAAGAATTGGATAATGCTGGCATCCAAGGTGTTGAATGCAAACCAGACGGCACGCCGAATGTTGACTGTGAAATCGTATTGCCACCATTGGCAATGGACCTTGAGCAACCACGCACAAGCCAGCCAGCGTTTCAATACTTACAGCGCATTTGCAATGTGATTGACATGGCAGGCGCTACCGTCAACACGGCATGCGGTTTGCACGTCCATGTTAGCAATGCACCATTGGCAGACAATACACATGCAGCGCGATACACTGGAGACAGCATATTGCACAAAGAACGCACAGGACGCTATCTGAATGCGCACGGCGAACCGTTCGATGCTGCTATCGTTAAAGACATCATGTTGCGCTATACAGAGCAGCAGGACGTCATCAATAGCATGTTGCCAGCGTCACGCCGTAACAATAGATATTGTAGCACTCTATCACCACAGCGCATTGAAGCAGCCAACACGATCAGCGACCTTGGTAGCGCGACACACGGCAAATTCTCATCAATCAATCTGCAAACGTGGTCCCGTGGTACAATTGAATTTCGCCAGCATTCAGGCACGATTGACGCCGTGAAAATCTGGAATTGGTGTCATTTCCTTGTCAATCTGGTCAGCTGGACATGTGACCAGCGCATTGAGCACGGAAACCGAGCAATTGTTCAAGAAACGCCCGTTTCACCATTTCGCGCCAATTCCCGTGTTGGCGTTCAATATGCCATGATGAGAGCACTTGATGGTGCTACCACACGCGACATTATGAACGCGACAGGATGTAGTGAACAGCGCGTCCGCGCCGCAGTGTCAGAAATCCGCGCCCGTGTTGGTGACGCCGCTGTGGTCACTCACACGCAACAGGCAAACGGTGGACGCTATGGTGACGGCACGGACCTGACGCGCTACGAAGTGTTGCAAACGTTCGAGACGCAATCGACAGGCGCAACGCTAATGCCAGAGAACAGACGCGGCATGCCAAGCATATGGGCTGGCTTATCGGACGACTTGTTCGAATTCTGGCAGGACCGGATAATATCGCTCCGATAAATCGGAGCCGATACACTGACAGAGCGGGCAAATGCCCGCTCTTTTTTTGTCGGGTCCCTTGGGCAATCGGAGCAATTGTTCGGGATCGGGTCGGGATAGGGTATGCACCCCCCCTAAATACAACAAAGATCGGTCACACACACTACACTATGTTTCACTCAAACAGCCACCTACGAAAAGGCTTTGGGTCCCTTGACGGGTCCCTTGGCCTCCCATATAGTCCCAAGTATAGTAGAAGAGGAGAAAGCTATGCATAGATGGGCGCGTGTTACCATGAATCAAGGTGGTTTTATTAATGATGGTAGGGATTTTTGGATAAATGAAAGCAACGTTGCTTCTATGATTGAACATGATGATGGCTGTACGATTGTTTTTGCCACTTCTGATGATGATATTCTTACGGTTAAGCAGTCCTGTGATGAAATTTTTACGGAATGGGATGAATGGCAGGCAATTCAGGAAGGTTCTGATTGATGCCTAGATATTGTGTGGATTATGGTGAGTATTTTGAGTTTGATGCTCAAGGTGCTGGTGAGGTTGTTTCTGTGTTGCGGGGTCGTCATATGTTTGGTGATGATAGTGAGGTTGCGTTTATGCGGCGTTTAGCGATGGAGTTGTGTGAGTGGAATGGAGGGGATTATTGTTTTCATAGTCGTGATGCGTTGGCGCGGAGTATGATTGAGAATGGTGTGTTGGAGGAGATTGATTAAATTTTAAAAAATTGTTAGTGTTGTTTTAGGTTATTGGAGGTTTTTTTGTAATGATGCAGCCACAGATGCCTTTGGGACCGCCTATGGGTGGTGGGATGGGACCTCCGATGGGTCAGCCTGCGCCGATGCCGATGGGTCCTATGCCGGGTTCTCAGCAGGTTCAGGGTCAGCAGAATGTTGTTGGTTATGGTGGTAATGCGCGTGGTCGTGCTGGTTTTAGGGATTATATGCGTCGAAGGAAGGCTGAGAGTCAGGGTGGGATGATGTATCCGCAGGGGTCTATGGGCGGGATTCCTGCTTTAGCGCCACCTCCTGTTCCTCAGTTGGGGATGCCTCAGAATGCGATGGTTGGTCGTCAGGTATCTGTTGGTGGTTTTGGTGGTAGTGCTCCTGTTCAGATGATGGGTGGTGGTGCTGTGATGTTGCGAGAGCCGTTGTTTGGTGGTTTGGGACGTTACTGATGTTGGCTGATGCTATAGGTTTGTGGACGACAGTTTCGCCTTATAGTGGTTTTCCTAGTTCTACGATATCGTGGAGGTTGTTGCCTGCAATAAAGAGTGATCAGATTAGGTTATTTTATAGGGATGGCGAGTGTGTTGGTTTGGTGACGTGGGCATTTATGACTGATGAGGAGTTTGAGACACGTCAGTATAGTGGTGAGGAGATTTTTTCTCGACGTTCTGGTGATGTTTTGGTTTTTGTTGACATGATAGCGCCTTATGGGAGGCGTGATGTTTTTTGGATGTGTAGGGAGTTGCGGAAGCAATTTTGGATTCATTATCCTTTTTTGAAGGGTGCTATGGCGCATCGTGGTAAGCGGAACGGATGGTTCCCGAACAGAGGAATATGGCATGAGAACGCTGCTTGATTATGTTGGGTTGAATCCGTTGCGGCCTTTGGTTGCGTTTGGCGGTGAGAGCGAGGGTGGTTCTGGCGGTGATAGTCGTCCTGACGAGGCCAAGGCTTTGGACGAGACTGGTCCGAATTACGGTCCACCTAGTGTGTCAAGTCCTG